GTTTGATTACCTGCGAGGATTTTGTTTGTCCTCGCGGTTGGGAGCTCATGAACGAAACAAGGCTTCCAAAGTTCTTATATCAACTGTTTTCTCAGTTGATGTACGACAATGGGAGTCCACGTTGGAATTACCAGTTTGGAAAATCTGGTATTCTTCGTTCGTCCGATCAAACAATAATATCGGAAGAAGAACGAGTTCACGTCACTCGCGCTGTCCAATACATAAGACAGTGTTGTATGATGTGGTCCAAGGTGGAGACGTTCACTGACGTAGAAGATGGTCTTCCTATTAATGGCGCAATTTGTGCCAAATCTAGGAAAGCACTTGACGGTTTCGTTAAGCGGATTTCAGAGAGACTTTCTTTGACAGAAAGTTTCAATGAGACCGCTCGCGAAGCGCGTCGACTTTTACGTTGTGTGTTCACGACCAAGTCATCAGAACTAGACGAACTTGTGGATTTTATTAAAAATCCATGGGGGCGTCAAGGTCCTGGTGCGGTTGCGGGGCGTGAAGTCGGCTGTGAGAAATGGTCATTTGAAAAATGGCCCGGGTTGCCTCGCCAGCTTTTTAGCTGGCGCGATGGGATGGATTGTGAAATCCGTCCTATTCTTCGACAACCCGACGCACGTGTATGCTTGGTACCCAAGGATTTTCGAGGTCCTCGGGTGATCTGCATAGAGCCAAAGGAAAACCAATTTGCCCAACAGGGCTTAATGGATATCCTTTACAGGCTTGTTTCACGATGCGTACTCACTAACAGATCCATCAGCTTTCTCGACACGGAGACATCGCGCGCAGCTTGTTTTGATTACAGGTATGCGACGATCGATCTAAAGGATGCGTCAGATACGATTAATCTCGTACTTGCTCGCCTCCTCTTACCGAGATGGGTCTTTAAACTAGTGACCCGTTATCGCAGTAGGGGTGTTAAAACCCTTGACGGACAGATTGTGAAGACAAACTGTCTGGCGACAATGGGGAATGCAACTTGTTTTCCTTTGGAAACATTATTGTTCTGGGCTATAAGCCTGGCAACAATGATTAACCTGAGGGATTCATATCCCATTCGTATGCGAAAACATCTAAATTTAGATATTCGCGTATTCGGGGATGACATCATAGTTCCATTGTGGAGCTGTGATGCAGTTGCACGATCACTAGAAGCCGCTGGTCTCATTGTAAACACAGCAAAGACATGTCAATTCTCACTAGTTCGTGAGAGTTGTGGTCAATGGGTGTTTGCAGGAGACGCGATTAAAATCGTGAGATTTAAATCGCTCGATGTCTCAGATTACAGAAGCTATATCCAATGGCAAGATCTTCTTAAAGATCTTTTGCAGGAAGACAAGGAAAACCTTTCTGCAATGGGTATAGAGATGAACGAGATTATTGAAGAATATGTTGTCCGTATAAGAAAGACTGATAAAAAGGCCTTTCGAACACGGTATAACAAAAACCTTCAACGTCTCGAGATCTACGCTCCTGTCTTTGTTCAACAGGGGCGTCTTCGAGAGCTAGTGGATGCTGCCGG